ATGGCGGTACTCGGCTCTGACTGAGCCTTTCCTTGGTTCAGACAAGCTGTTCGATGTGGACCCCGTGACCTTCGAAGACGAAGCAGGGGCCAAGCAGAATGATCTGGTCATCAACTGGCAGTTTCGCACCAAGCTGAACCGTGTGGAATTCGTTGATGAATACGTCCGTACCAACGTCGATGAAGGCTCGTGCATCGTTCGTCTGGGCTGGAAACGGCAGACCAAAATGGTGCAGGAGGAGGTGGCAGAATTCACCTTCATGCAGCCTGAAGCCGAGGAAGATATTCAGCTTCTCGAACAGGCCATCATGCTTCAGGCACAAGACCCTCGTGGTTATGAAGATAATGTACCAGAAGAATTGCGTGCATCGGTGGACTTCTACCATGAGACCGAGCAGCCCAGCGTTGCTGTGCAGACCGGGACCAAGATGGTTGATGTCGAGAAAATTCTCGATAACCGTCCCACTGTCGAAATCATGGCCCCGGAGAACGTGTTCATTGATCCCTCCTGTGGAGGTGATCTGGACAAGGCTATGTTTGTCATCGTGTCCTTTGAGACCTCAAAAGCTGAGATGCTCAAGGAACCTGAGCGGTACAAAAACCTCGAATATGTGAACTGGGAAAACGCCACTGTCGTTACGACAAGCGATCATTCTAGCAATACCCCTGACAACTTCAACTTCAGGGACACCCTGCGGAAGCGGATCGTAGCCTATGAATACTGGGGTTTCTACGACATCGAAGGCAATGATGAACTGGTGCCCATCGTCGCCACATGGGTCGGTGACACCATGGTCCGTATGGAGAAGAACCCCTTCCCCGATGAGCGTCCTCCGTTCGTCGTGACCAACTATATGCCCATCAAGCGTGAGCTTATGGGTGAGCCTGATGCTGAACTGCTGGAAGACAACCAGAACATTCTGGGTGCTTTGACCCGTGGCATGATCGACCTCATGGGTCGTTCGGCCAACAGCCAACAGGGTATCGCCAAGGGCATGTTGGATATTCTCAACCGTCGTCGGTATGAGAATGGACAGGATTATGAATTTAATCCCACCATGAACCCACTTCAAAATATTATCGAGCATAAATACCCGGAAATCCCGAATTCTGCTCTGACTATGCTTCAAATCCAGAACCAAGAGGCAGAGGCTCTCACAGGCGTCAAGAGCTTCTCTGGTGGCATCTCCGGCGAAGCCTATGGGGAAGTGGCTGCCGGTATCCGTGGTGTGCTGGACGCTGCCTCCAAGCGTGAGATGGCAATCCTGCGTCGTCTTGCCAAAGGCATGACTGACATCGGTAAGAAGATCATCTCCATGAACGGTGAGTTCATGTCTGAAGAGGAGGTCATTCGGATCACGAACACCGAGTTCGTGACCGTCAAGCGTGAGGAACTGAAGGGCAACTTCGACCTGAAGGTGGACATTAGCACGGCTGAAGTGGACAACCAGAAGGCTCAGGATATGGGCTTCATGCTTCAGACGATGGGTCCGACCATGGACTTCTCGATTACCAAGCTAATCCTTGAGGAAATCGCACGTCTCAAGCGGATGCCTCTGCTGGCTGAGAAGATCAAGCAGTTCGAGCCACAACCTGATCCTCTGGTCGAGAAGGCCAAAGAGCTTGAGGTCATGAAGCTCGAAAAAGAGATCGAAGAAATCGTAGCCCGTACAGCACAGCTTCACGCTGATGCTCAGAAGAAAATGTCTGAAGCAGACGCCAAGAACCTCGATGTGGTGGAGCAGGAAACTGGCACCAAACACGAGCGTGACATGGAGAAGCAGAAGGGTCAGTCCGAAGGAAACCAGAACCTTGAGATCACCAAGGCTCTGCTGGCAAAACGCAAAAACGCCAACGGGGGCGAAGACCCCGGTAACGTCGATGCAGCGATTGGTTGGAATGAGATGAGCAAGCGTCTCCCATCTGGGGGACGTGGCTTGTCGAATGATATTGGGAATGTTGGGTCATTCATTAACAGAGATGAGACAAGCAGATTTGACCCTAGACTTTCTCTTAATTCCAAGTATTTTCAACCAAATGATGACCCGGCATTAAACCCGGCAACTCGTCTGTAAACCCAAACGATAATAGAAAGTAATGTAATGTCCGAAATCCAAGAACTTGAGAGCCACAAAGAAGACCTGAAGCGTCAGGTTGAACTGCGGGACCAAATCCTCAAGCTGTCGGAAAACCACGATTTTCGAAAGGTTATCCATGATAATTTCTTCGAAAAGGAGACAGCCCGGAATGCCCGCATCGGTGGTGATCCCAACCTCGATGAGAAACAACGCAACGACGCCCTTCAGATGGCAATGTCAGCAGGACACCTTCAACGGTATCTGTCTGCACAGGTGTTGATGGGCAACCAAGCCGAGAACACGATTTACCAGATCGATCAGGCTCTGGAAGAACTTCGTACTGAGGAGGCTGACTAATCATGGCTGAGGATGAAAAGGACGACTTCTTCGGGATGTCAGACGACGACTTCCTAAAGCTCAATCTGGAACCCGCCCAAAACGAACCGGAGGATGATGATCCCTCTGGTTCAGAAACCGAAGGGAATGACGATGCTGCCAACGCTGGTGGGGACGATCCTGCCGCTGATGGCGGTGCTTCTGGTGATGATGATCCGGCATTGGACGGCAAAGGGAAAGACGACGGTGAGGACATCCCCGGCGACGACCCGGACGAAGATCCAGAGGGTGAGGAGGATGATGACCCCAAACTCAACAAGGATAGATCACCGGACGGAAAAAAGCCGGATGAGGACGACCCTCAAGCAGGCAAAGATGCTGAAGGCAAAGATAAGGCCAAGGACGAACAGAAGGGCAAAGACGAAGCGGTAAAGCCCGCCAAAGACGAACCCAAAACGACCGAACAGCCTGCCCCGGCGACAGCCAAAACGTCCAAGGATATGAAGCCGGAGGAGCTTGCGAGCTTCTACGACGAGGTGATGAAACCGTTCAAGGCGAACGGTCGAGAGATCAATCTCCGCAACCCTGATGAGGCAATCCGCCTCATGCAGATGGGTGCTGGGTATGGTCGGAAGCTGCAAGACATGCAGCCTCACTTGAAGACCCTTCGGATGCTGGAAAAGAACAGCTTGCTCAGTGAGGATAAACTGAGCCATTTGATTGAGTTGGATAAGAAAAATCCTGACGCGATTAAGAAATTAATCAAAGATAGTGGTATAGACCCACTTGACTTGGATATGGAAGATAATGCAAATTACCATCCAAAGGACCACAGCGTATCTGATGGTGAGGTCGCATTCTCTGAAGCTCTGAAGGAGGTAACTTCTCAGACAGGTGGACGAGATACGATCCAACACATCAACTCGACGTGGGACAAGCAGAGCAAGGAATTTCTCTGGGGAAACCCTGAAGTTCTAACGGCTATCCAAGAGCAGCGGACCAATGGCGTCTATGCCACGATCACCGCTGAAATAGACCGTAAACGAATGCTCGGTGAAATCGCCCCTACTGTCCCGTTTCTGGAAGCCTACAAGATTGCCGGTGATGCCTTGGTGGAAGCCCAGTCACTGAACCAGCCCGGAAGCCAACAGGTTCCAAATCCTTCCCAGCAAGCCCCGGCTCCAAAGGCCGATCAGCAGGCTGGACGTGTATTGGGAACCCGAACCGCTGCCCCGAAATCTTCTGCCACGAACAGCGACAAAGCGAAGGCTGCATCCTCAACGCCGTCTTCGTCCCGCAAAGCTAAGGACATCGTTAATCCGCTTGAAATGGCAGATGATGATTTTCTGAAGCAGTTTGATAACCGTCTCTGATAACCGGAAGTAAATCTGGTCAGAGTTATATAGGAAAACCTCGATGTTGGATTATAACGCTCCAATCGACGGTCAGAAGTCTGCCATCGACGGTAGCAACTCTGACCAGATGAACACGTTCAAATGGCTGAAGAAAGCCCTGATTGAAAGCCGGAAAGAGCAGTTTTTCATGCCCCTTTCCAGCACGATCAACATGCCGAAACACTACGGCAAGACGATCAAGGTGTTCGAATACATCCCTCTGCTGGATGACCGGAACATCAATGATCAGGGTATCGACGCCACTGGTGCAACCATTTCCGATGGCAACCTCTATGGTTCGTCCAAAGACATCGGCACGATTACCAACAAGCTGCCCACGCTGACCGAGAACGGTGGACGTGTGAACCGCGTTGGCTTCACCCGGATGACCCGCGAGGGTTCGATCCACAAGTTCGGTTTCTTCACTGAGTTCACTCAGGAAGCCATGGACTTCGACAGCGACGACGGGCTGAAAGAGCACCTGTCCCGCGAGTTGATGAACGGTGCCGTCCAACTGACCGAAGCCGTGCTTCAGCGTGATCTTCTAGCCGGTGCAGGTACGATCCTATTTGCTGGTGCTGCCACCAACGACGGTGAAATCACTGGTGAAATTGTCCCTGCTGGTACTAGTCCTGTCACCCCGGAAATCCCGGCCTCGTTGGTGACATACCAGAACCTGATGCGTTTGGACCAAATCCTGAACGACAACCGGACGCCGAAGCAGACCAAGATCATCACTGGATCGCGGATGCAGGACACCAAGACGATCCCATCGGGTCGTGTAATGTTCATTGGTTCTGAGCTTACCCCTCTGGTTCGGGGTATGACCGACCTGTTCGGCAACGAAGCCTTCATCCCTGTGCAACAGTACGGTGATGCCGGTACGATCATGAACGGCGAGATCGGCTCTGTCGATGCGTTCCGTATCATCGTTGTGCCTGAGATGCTTCATTGGGCCGGTGCCGGTGCTGAGGTCGATGATAACCCCGGTTATCGTTCGTCCATGGTCGAAGGTGAGGACAAGTACGACGTGTATCCGATGCTGGTTGTGGGTGATGACAGCTTTGTCACCATCGGTTTCCAGTCCAGCGGCCAGACGGTGAAGTTCTCCGTCATGACCAAAATGCCCGGTCGTGAGACTGCGGATCGGAATAGTGACCCCTACGGCGAGACCGGGTTCTCCTCGATCAAGTGGTACTACGGTATCCTGATCAAGCGCCCTGAGCGTCTGGGTCTTGTGAAAACTGTCGCCCCGATCTAATATCGGGTTGATAATGCGCCGATAAAGGGGAGGGAGCATTTCCCTCCCCTTTTTACTTGAAAATCAGGAGATAACCCATGGCCGAAGACCTGTTCAAAGACACCACGAAAACCGGGGACGCAGCACCCAAGATGCACCCGAAGCCTGAGCCAGAGAAGAAGGCTGAGAAACCCGAAGCTGAAGCTGAAAAGCCAGTGGAAGAAGAAACCAAACCCACCATGCCCGATGAACTGACCATGCTGAAATCCCGTGCCAAACTGATGGGCATCGAATACAGCAACAACATCGGCATCGACGCTCTGAAGGCGAAGATGGAAGACCACAAGACGGCCAAAGCGCCAAAGACGGAAGCCCCCCAAACCAACGACGACGACGAAAACGATGAGGCAGAAGCCTCACCGAAGTCGCAGCGTATGGCGAAGAAGCAGAAGGCAGTGACCCTGCGTTCGTATCTTCAGAAGGAAAAGATGAAGCTGGTCCGTGTTCGGATCACCAATCTGGACCCCAAGAAGAAAGACCTCAACGGCGAAATCCTGACGATTGCCAATGATTATCTGGGCACCGTTCGTATGTATGTGCCGTTCGGTGAAGTCACAGATGACGGCTGGCATGTCCCACAGTGTATCTATGACATGATGAAAGACCGGAAGTTCCTGTCGATCAAGACCCGCAAAGGTCCAAAAGGTCAGACCATCGTGGAGCAGCAAATGGCCCGCGAATTTTCTCTGGAAGTGCTGGACCCTCTGACGGAGAAAGAACTAACACAGCTTTCGACGGCGCAACTCGCATCTGGTGGGCTTAACCAGTAATATTACCAAGATAATCGGAGGCGCCAGACATGTCCTGTGGAGCAGATACTACCGCAAATGCCCTTTTGACATCTCTCATTGAGGGCAAAAATTTCGACCTCCCGGATGTGGACCTGACAGAACCTCAGTTCCAAATCCCTGATGGGGATAGATTTACCGACGACGTGGACAAGCTCACCAATGAGGACTTGACCACCCGTGTGGTAGATGGCTCTGGCGTCTTCGATGCCCTGATGTCCGGTCTCTCGGCTCACCTCAAGAAGGAGTACGAGCAGAACCGGATCACGGGGGAACAGTACACGAAAGCCTATATCTCGGCTGTTGGAGGTGCCCTACAAACGGGTGCCTCTTTCCTTCTGGGTCGAGACCAAGCCTACTGGCAGGCCGTTCTGGCACAGCAGCAGGCGCTCATGGCAGAGGTGCAGGCTGTTACTGCACGAGTGACCCTTGAGACGGCCAAGGCCACCCTTGCTGAAGCCCGTATCCGTGCCTTGAACGCTGAGGCAGAGTTCGGCCTGACCAAGATGAAGATCGCTTCCGAGGATCAGCAGTATTGCTTGCTGGTGAAACAGACCGAGGCTGCGGAGCTTCAGATCACGGCTGCCGAATTCAACAACGAACATCTGCTTCCATTGCAGAAAACGATGCTGGAAGAACAGATCAACGTGCAGCGTGCTCAAACAGCAGATACTCGAAGCGATGGCACTGTTATCGTGGGTTCCGTGGGCAAGCAAAAAGACCTCTATACCCAGCAGATCACTTCGTATCAGCGTGATGCTGAAGTGAAGGCTAGCAAGCTGTTCTTCGATGCTTGGGCGACACGGACCACGGTCGATGAACTGACCCCGATCCCTCCATCCTTCAGCACAAATGCTCTGAACGATGTGCTTCGGAATATCCGGGCCAACAACGACATCGGTACGGATCCCGGTGAACAATCTGGTGAAGAACCTTACGTCCCACCTGAAACCCCGTAATATAAGGTTAATATTATGGGTCTTTTCAGCGGAAGTACGGTCATTAATGTGGCATCCTCGGTCTATAATATGGCCGGGGATGAACTTGATCGTCCCATCTTCCTTAAGAACTTGGTTATCAGGAATATCCTTTCGGGAACCAAGAGAGGTATGGGTGAGACGATTGTGTCTGGTCACCTCAATGGTCCGGCCATCAAATTCAAGACGTTCCACCGCTGGGCTGTGCGGAACTATGACCTGATCGGTATGCCAACCGGGAACATGTTCTCTGGTGACACGATCAACACGAACACTGTGGCTGCCTATATCCCACACACCTCTGAGGAGAAGGTCTGGGTTCAGACAGCAAAGCTCTCGGACAGTGAATATGGCATGTGGGCCGACCAATGGATGATCGAAAACGAGCCGGGTCTATATGACACGAATTGGGAAGCTGACTTCGATGATGCGACCCAAGAGATCACGATCACTTTTGAGGACACGACCACAGTATCATTTATTGCTAATGATTTTGTAATGGGTGATAAATATATTTATGCTTATTATACGATCTCGACTGAAAGTGAAGAGGAACCAGTGGAGGAGGGCACCCCTGTTCCTCTAGCTCCCGGTGA